TTAAAAGAAAACAAAAACATGCCAAATCAAAAAGAATATTGGATGAAAAAAGGAATGGGTGAAGAAAATGCTATCAAAATGGTTTCTGATAGACAAGCAACGAATAGTATAAAATCTATCATGAAAAGAAATAGATGTTCTAGAAAGGAAGCCGAATATATAAGATCGGAAATAACAAAAAAGTGGTTGGAATCATTTCCATGTTTAAACTATAGTAAAGTTTCACAGGAATTGTTTTGGGATATATATAAAGAATTAAAGGATACTTATAAAGAAATATATTTTGCTACTCTTAATGATGGTATCAGAGATGATTCTGGTTTTAATCATGAATATAAAGTTAAAACTAAAGATTCTTATAAGAAATTAGATTTTTACATAAAAGATATAAATAAAGCTATAGAATTTCAAGGAACCTATTGGCATAGTGAAAGAAATACTAGAGATAATTTTTCACCAGAAAAAGACATAATAAGAGAAAATCAAATAATTGAGTCATTAGGTTGCAAGATACTAAATATTAAAGAGCAAGATTATTATAAAAATAAACAAAAAACGATTCAAATATGTTTGGATTTCTTAAAAAATGAATAAAAAAGAAAAAATAATACAGACTTATGATGTTTCTGACTATGAAATAATGACAGATGATGGTTGGAAAGATATAACTCATGTACATAAAACAATTCCTTTTGATATATGGCATTTAGAAACTGAAAGTGGATTATTTATTGATTGTGCGGATGAACATATTGTTATAGATGAGTTTGGAGGTTCTATTTATGTTCAAGATTTGAATAATGGTGATAAAATAAAAACAATTAATGGTGTAGAAAAAGTAAAAAATATATTCAAAACGGATTCTTTACCAGAAAATATGTTTGATGTAACTGTAAATAGTGATAAACATACATTTTATAGTAACGGAATTCTTTCTCATAATACCACTACCATAACAATTTATGCACTATGGATTGTTTGTTTCCAATCAGATAAACGAATAACAATTGTTGCAAATAAAGAATCCACCGCAAAAGAAATATTCGAAAGAATAAAAATGGCATTTGAACAACTTCCTGTTTGGATGAAACCCAGTGTGAAATCTTGGAGAAAGGACGGATTTCAATTAGCAAACGATTCTTCTATCAAAATTAGCACAACATCATCGGCTGGACCTCGCGGATCTACGAGTAACCTTCTTATTATTGATGAAATGGCACATTGTCCAAATGAATTGATGAATGAACTCTGGAAGTCTGCTATTCCTATTATTTCTTCTTCTAAAAAATCACAATTGGTTATTATTAGTACACCAAATGGTACAGATAATAAGTTTTATGAATTGTATCAAGAATCACAAAAACCAAATAGTGATTGGCACTTGGAAGTGGTGAATTGGTGGGATGTACCCGGTCGTGACGAGGCATGGAAAAAAGAAACCATATCTGCAATGGGTTCTCAAGAAGATTTCGATCAAGAATTTGCCAATGTATTCCATGATCCAAATAAAACTGCAATCGATCCAAACCTTTTAGCCGAATTAAAAGCTCAATGTAAAGAACCCATACTTGTAATGGATAACGGAAATTATAAAATTTTCGAGGAACCAAATCCTGAATCATTTTATGCCATAGGAGTCGATGTCGGTGAAGGTATTGGTAGATCAAATACGGTTGCTCAAATTTTAGACCTATCTGATTTAACCAACATAAAACAGGTTGCTATATATGCAACCAACACAATGAGTCCTTTTCACTTTGGAACACGTTTAATGGGCATTTTAGAGGATTGGGGGCGTCCTCCTATACTTGTAGAGAACAACAACAATGGTCAACAAGTATTGGACGTGCTTTGTCATACACATAACTACGAATCTGTGGTTTCTTATCATTTTGAGGGTTTCAGTAAACACTATAATACGGAACATAGGTTTGGTATACACAATCACACGAATACAAAATATAGAGGTGTTACAAATTTTAGATATTGGGTAAACAGTTTAAATGCTGTTAGACTATATGATTTAGATACTTTACTGGAACTTAGTAATTTCGTTAGACATGAGAATTACACATATAGCAAAAGAAAAGACGATGACTTGGATGACAGGGTATTGTCTTTAATATGGGGAATTTTCATGCTGGAACCATCCATAGCATCGAAATATTATGTAATATTGGACACAGACGATCAAGGAAAACCACTAAAAATAAAACCATTCTCAGATAATTCGGAATTGCTGAAGAAAAGTCCATTATTGAGTGGTTCCGTATCTCAATACAAAAAAACAGCATCAAGTAATGTAAAATTCTCATTTGTTGGTAAGTTTAATGTAGAAGAACCTATAACTCTATCCCAAGAACAATCAGATTTAGCAGGTTGGTTATTAAGATGGGGAAGTAAACCAGAACCAAAAAGAGAAGTAGAAGAGGAAAAAACACAAGAAGAATATAGACCAATTGTAATTTTTTAATATGAATCAAGCAATTTTAAATAAAACACGTAATGATAAATTTTTAATGATATTGGATCTTCCGATATTTTTAAAAAAGAAATATGATAACATTTTAAATGAGAATTATCATCCCGATCAGATTCAATTTACTACATATGGTTCTCCTATTCCTAGTGTAAATGTTCCTTCTATTGATGTCGCATTTGATAATCAATTTTATAAAGCATCTTCTTTGTCCAGACCCGCATATCAACCATTAAATGTCAGGTTTTTTGTGGATAATGGTTATAAAAACTATTGGATAATTTGGAAATGGTTAAATAGTTTTAATGATTCACAAACATCTAAGTCGGATGTTCGTATGGAATTGATGTCAACAAGTAAAAAACCAACATTGGAAACTCCAATGTCTGAACTTGTATCAAGATTTACCATATATGCATTGGATGAATATAATAAAAAAATTGTAGCATTTAAATATAATC